CCGGTGCTGCTGCGCCTGCGCGACCTCGGCGACTACGAGGCCGCCTTGCTGATGAAGGCCAAGATCGAAGCCTGCCTCGCCGCGGTGGTCACGGAGGAAGGCGAGGAGGCGCTGACCGGCGCCGCCGCCGGCCTGCTCCGCGACGCGCAGGGCCGGACGGTCGAGTGCTTCGAGCCAGGGATGATCCTCTACCGCCGCGGCATGGGCAGCGTGGAGGTGGTGAACCCTTCGGGCGGCGGCAGCCACGCCGCCTTCGCCCGCCGCGCTCTCGAGGCCGCGGCCGTAGGCGCCGGCCTCACCTACGACCAGGTCTCCGGCGACCTGACGCAGGCGAACTACTCCAGCCTCCGCGCCGGGAAGATCGAGTTCCGCCGGCTCTGCGAGCAGGTCCAGTACGGCATGCTGATCCCGATGCTGGTGCGGCCGGTCGCGGACCGCTTCCACGCCCAGGGCGCGCTGCTCGGGCTGTGGGGCGCGGATATGCCGGACGGCGTCAGCCACGTCCCGCCGGCGCACGAGATGATCGACCCGCTCAAGGACACCACGGCGCTGATCGCCCAGGTGCGCGCCGGCTTCGTGCCGCAGCCCGAAGCGGCCGGCGCCTTCGGCTACGATTTTCGGGCCGCCGTGGAGATGATCCGCGAGGCCAATGCCCTGCTCGACGAGGCGGGCATCTCGCTCGACACCGACCCGCGCCGCGTCGCGAAGTCCGGCGCCGCCCAGGACGCCGCGCAGATGGCCGCCGTCGAGATCGCCGCCACCGGCGCCGCCGCGCCTCCTGCAGGAGAACCCCGATGACCGCCGGCGCCTACGACTGGACGGACGACATGCTCAAGATCAAGAGCATGCAGAAGAAGTTCCGCGACAGCTTCAATGGGACGGAGATCAACCCGGCCCGCTGGGATGTCGCGGCCAGCGGTAGCGGCATGACGCTCGCGGTCGCCGACGGCACCGTCACCATCTCCACCGGCACGACCCTCGACGACGACATCGTGCTGACCAGCCGCACCGCCTTCACCATCCCGCTGCGCGTCATGGTGGCGGTGAACCTCAGCCAGCGCATCGCCGGGCAGTCGGTCTGGCTCGAGCTGGTCTCCGTCGATCCGACCTCCGCCCAGCCCGACGGCCGCAGCGCCGCCGCCTGGCGGCTCGACGGCACCAGCCCGACGCTCGGGAATTACGAGGTGCAGAGCGAGGGCGCGCCCCGCCTCGTTACCGCCTCCGCCTCGACCATCCCGACCACGGCGCCGGCAGGCTGGTCGGTGCTGGAGATCGAGCCGACCAATGACGAGTGCTGGTTCCACGGCCGGCAGCTCGACACGACGGCGGCGCGGTCGAACTCCTATGTCCGCCACCAGCAGATCCCGGAGCCGAATGCGCTCTACCGCTTCCGGATCCGGGTGCGGAACCGGCAGTTCATCAACGGCATCTCCGCGGTCGCCAACAACGGCTCCGGCCTGGTGCGGATCACCCGGGCGGCACATGGCTTTGCGACGAACGACGTGGTGACGGTCGCCGACGTCTCCGGCGTGCCGGGGGCGAACGGCACCTTCACGATCACGGTTATCGACGCGAACAGCTTCGACTTGGTCGGCTCGACCTTCTCCGGCGCCTACCTGAACACCGGCTGGGCCTCGGTCTCGCGCAACCTGGCGCCGGCGTCGAGCACCGACGTGAAGGTGCAGTTCGTCACCATCGCCGACTACGCCGAGCTCACCACCGAGATCACCGCCGGCCGCGGCCAGTCGGTCGCCGGCCAGGGGCTTGGGGTGAACGTGCTGAGCAGCATCGCGCCGACGCTGACGGCAGTGGGCGGCCAGGCGCGCAACACGAACGGCGCCCTGCCGGTGCTGGTCGCCACCGGCCTGTCGGCGAACCCGACGGCGGTGACCACCGGCCGGGGCATCGACCTCTTGGCAACGCTGATCGGCGCGCTGGTCAACAAGCCCTTCTCGATCCCGGAGGCGGACTGGCAGTACGCCGGCGCCGCGGGCGGGATCACTGGCACGGCGGACGTGGTGCTGAAGGCCGCGGCCGCCGCCGGCATCCGGAACTACGTGACCTCGATCGACGTGCGGAACGCGCACGCAACGGTGGCGACCGAGGTGGTGATCAAGGACGGGGCGACGGTGATCTGGCGGCAGCTGCTGCCGGCGGCGATGGCGACGCCGGTGGACATCACCTTCCCGACGCCGCTGCGAGGGACGGCGGCGACGGCGGTGAACTTCGCCTGCCTGACCACGGGCGCGCAGGTCTACGTCAACGCGCAGGGCTACGCCGCGCCGTAGCGACCTTCGTCCACAGCTTTTCCCGCGCTTAGCCACAGGCTTATCCACATGAGCGAGACGACCGAGCCGGGCGGCGGCAGTGCCGCGCTGGACGAGGACACCGCGTCCGATCGACTTCCCGCCGCTGGGCATTCGATCGTCGCGCAGCGCGCCATCACCGCGCCCGCCACCGTCGACCGTGCGGCGCGCACGGTCGAGGTGGTGTGGAGCACCGGCGCCCGCGCCCGCAATTTCGTCCCCGCCCTTGGCCTCATCACCGAGGAGCTGGAGATGTCGCCGAACGCGGTGCGCATGGACGCGCTACGCTCGGGACAGGCCCCGGTGCTCAACACCCACCGCCGCGGCGATGCCCGCGACGTGCTCGGCCGCGTCACCGCCGCCCGCCTCGAGCGTGGCCGCGGCTACGCCACGCTGCAGTTCTCCGCCGCCGCGGATGTCGAGCCGGTCTGGCAGCGCATCGCCGATGGCACGCTCCGCGCGGTGAGCGTCGGCTATCGCGTGCACCGCTACGAGCCGCGACCGGACGCCGCCACGGGCGAGACCGTCCATCGCGCGGTGGATTGGGAGCCATTCGAGATCTCCGTCGTGCCGGTCCCGGTGGATCGCGATGCGGCGGTGCGTGGTGAGGCGCCGCAGGGCGCGCCCGCCGTCGCGATCGAACCCGCCCTACCTGACGAGGATCCACCCATGCCCGAGACGACGCCGGAGACCCCGGCTGCCCCGCCTGCGGCGCCGCCCTCCGCCGCGCCGTCCACCCCGCCCCAGGAGACCACCGTGACCACTACGCCCAGCGCTGCGGCCGCCACCCCGGCGCCGGAACGCACCCGCGCCGCGCCCGACCTCGACGCGGTTCGTGCGGAGGCGCAGCGCGCCGAACGGGAGCGCATCGCCGGGATCGACGCAGCCATCGAGGCTGCGCGCGCCCTGGTCCCCGCCGACCGCATTCCGCCGATCCGCAGCGAGGCGGTGGAGCGTGGCTGGAGCGCCGACCAGGTCCGCCGCGCCCTGTTCGACCTCCTGGTCACGACGGCGCCGAAGCCCTCCGTGCCCGCGCGGCCGGAGAGCGGCCCCGGCCACGACGATCCCGCCATGCTGATCGACGCCATGGCCGAGGCGCTCGCCGCCCGCTCGATGCCCGGCTACCAGCCGCAGGGGAATGGCCGCCACGCCGAGTTCCTGGGCTGGCGCCCCTCCGACATGATCGGCGAACTGCTGCGCGCCCGCGGCGAGCGGAGCGTGCCGCGCAATCCGACCCTGCTCGCCGAGCGCGCCTTCCACACCACCTCCGACTTCCCGCTGCTGCTCTCGGCGGCGGCCAACAAGATGCTGCTCGCCGCCTACCAGCCGGCGCAGCCGACCTACCGGCAGATCTTCCTCCGCCGCGACTTCCGCGACTTCAAGCCGCACCGGCACCTGCGCGTCGGCGACTTCCCGACCCTGCTGCCGCTGCTGGAGAACGGCGAGATCCAGGCCGGCACCATGTCCGAGAGCCAGGAGATCGTCCTGCTGCAGACGTTCGCGCGGCGCATCCGCGTCAACCGGCCGATGCTGGTGGACGACGATCTCGGCGCCTTCACCGACTTCGCCGCCGCCATCGGCCGCCGCGTCGCCGACTTCGAGAACGCCACCGCCTACGGCCTGCTGAACTCGGCGAACGGCGACGGCCCGACGCTGACGACCGGCAACGCCGCGGTGTTCGGCACCGGCGCGGCACGCGCCAACAAGGCGGGCGCGGGCTCGGCGCTGGATCTCGGCGGGCTCGCCGCCGGCCGTGCCGCCATCATGCGCCAGAAGACCCTGGACGGGCTCCCGATCGCGATCGGCTCCTCGATGCGTCTGCTGGTCGGCCCGAATCAGGAGCTCGCCGCGCGGCAGCTGACGGTGAGCGTCGCGGCGACGCAGACCTCGAACGCGAACGTCTTCGCGGGCTTCGTGCAGCCGCTGGTCGAGCCGCTGATCGGGGCCAACCGCTGGTACCTGTTCTCCGATCCGCTCTCGGCGCCGGTCTACGTCTACGGCTACCTGAACGGGGCGGAGGGACCGCAGGTCACCACCGGCCCGGTCTCGGGCGTCGACGGCGTCGAGGTCAGCGTGATCTTCGACTTCGGCGTCGGCGCCATCGACTGGCGCGGCGCCTGGTTCAACCCGGGCACCTGATCCCGGCTCACCCCTTCCATCGTGAACCCACGCAGAGGGCGCCCCCACGGGCGCCTTCTGCGTTTCAGGAGACCTCATCCCCATGCGCAATTTCGTCCAGCCGGGCGACAGCCTGGCCGTCACGGTCCCCTATGCGGGCGGCGTCACCGCCGGCCAGGGTGTCCTGGTCGGCGCGCTGTTCGGCGTCGCCGCCGTCGACGGCGCCCAGAACGCCGTCATCGAGGCCGCCACCCAGGGCGTCTTCAACCTCACCAAGGAGCCGGCGCTCGCCATCTCCGCCGGCGCGCGAGTCTTCTGGGACAACACCAACCGCCGCGTCACCGCCACCGCGACCGGGAACTTCTCGATCGGCATCGCCACCGCGGCGGCGCAGGCCGCAGACGCGACCGTCCGCGTCTGGCTCAACCGCGTCCCGGCTTCCGGCGCATGAGCGGCGATCCGAAAGCCAGCCGGGGCTACCGCAACCGCAACCCCGGCAACATCGAGCACGTCGCCACGAACAAGTGGCTGGGCCTCGAGACGCCGCCCTCGGACGGGCGCTTCTGCCGCTTCCGCTCCCACCAGCACGGCATCCGCGCGCTGGCCCTGCTGCTGCAGAGCTACCAGGACCGGCACGGCCTCCGTACGGTGCGCGGGGTCGTGGCGCGCTGGGCGCCGAGCAGCGAGAACGACACCCGCGCCTATCAGGCGGCGGTCGCCGCGCGGCTCGGGGTCGGGCTCGACGACCCGATCGATCTGCACGACGCGGCCACCATGCGCGGGCTGGTCGAGGCGATCATCCAGCACGAACTCGGCGGCATGCCCTACGCGCCGGAGACGATCACGGAGGGCCTGCGCATGGCCGGCCTGGTCCAGCCGGGCCTCGCCCACAGCGGGACGGTCCGGGCCGCGGCGGGGTCGGTGGTCGCGGGCGTGACGGCGGCGGCGGTGGTCGATGCCGTCACCACGCTGGCGCCGCATGCCGAGGGGCTGGCCGCCGTGCTGCGCGCGCTCGGCCCCTGGGGCGTCGCCGCCGCGGTGATCGGCGTCGCGGCCTGGACCATCCACCAGCGGCTGCAGCGGCAGCGAGAGGTCACCCGATGACAGACCACGACCGCGAACTCGGCACCATCGTCACCCGCCTGACCGAGATCGAGCGGCGCCTGGCTGAAGGCGACAAGGATATGCGCGAGCTGACCCGCACCGTGACCGAGCTGGTCAAGGCGATGGCCGGCCTCACGGCGCGGCTGTCGCTGGCGGCCGGCGGGGTCCCTGGCGCATCGCCTGCCATCCCGGCGACGGGTGCTGCGGCAGCCGGCGGCATCGTCGGCGCGGCGGTCGGCGCGAAGCTCGCCTCCTGGCTCGGGCTCGGCTGACCCGTCATGGGCGTGTTCGACGACGCGCTGGCCGTGCTCGCCGCCGACCCGAACCTTGGGGTCGAAGCGACCTACCGGGCGGCGGGCACTGGTGCGCCTGTGCCCCTCCGCATCCTGCGCTCCAGCCCGGATCGCGTGGTGGACGCCTTCGACACGGCGGTGCTGCGTGCTACCGACTTGCTGACGGTCGGCATCGCGCTGCTGCCGGCGATCGAGGCGGGCGACACCTTCACCATCGGCTTGGACCTGCTGACGGTGGACAGCGCCGAACGGGATGCCGCCGGGGTCGCCTGGCGCGTGCTGTGCCGGCGGTAGGCCGTGCGGCTCACCGCCATCGTCGGCGATCTCCGCAAGGCGCTCGCCGAGGAGGTCCGTGCCGGCGAGCGCGCCGCGTCCCGCGCCGTGCGCGCCGAGACCGATGCCCTGAAGACTGAACTCCGCGGCCAGGTCACGGGCTCGCTCGGCGGCAAGGCGCGCGGCATCGCCAACGCCTGGCGCTCACAGGTCTTTCCGCGCACCGGCGTGTCGATGCGCGCCGCCGGCCTGATCTGGAGCGAGACGCCGCTGGTGATCGACGCCTTCGAGCGTGGGGCGCTGATCCGGCCGAAGGGCGGGGGGCGGTTCCTGGCGATCGCCACCGGCTTCAACGCGGCCCGCGGCTGGCGCGGCCGGGGCGACAAGGGGCTGCGCGTCACGCCTGCGCAGATGGTCGCCTCCGGCCAGGGCTTCCTCCGGCCGTTCCGCTCGGGACGGGGCTTCGTCTGGTGCCTGCCGCTGCGCCAGGGCACGGCAACGGGCCGGCGCCGCCGCACCCGCCTCATCGCCGGCGGCGTGGCCGAGGTCGGCACCGCCAACCGCAAGGGCCGCGAGGCCTGGGCCCGCGGGCTGCTCGAACAGGGGATGGTGCCGATGTTCCTGCTGCTGCCGCAGGTGAAGCTGGCCAAGCGCCTCGACGTGCGCGGGGCGTCGCTGCGCGCCCTACGTCGCCTGCCGCGGCGCTTCGTGGCGGCCTGGGAGGCCGAAGCCGGACGCGCGGCATGAGTGTGCGCGAGACGGCGCTCGCCGCCCTGTCCGCGCGCCTGGGCGCCGCCCTGGCCGTGCGGAACCCCGCCCCGAAGGTCCTGCGCAACGAGACCGTCCCCCAGCGCCTGCCCACCGGTGGGCTCGTGGTCGTCCGCGACGGCGAGACCGTGGAGGAAACGCCGATCCTCTCGCCGCTCGCCTGGGCGATCGAGCACCGCGCCGAGGTCGAGGTTGTCGCGGCGACGGGCGCGCTGCTTGACGCGCTGCTCGTCGACATCGCCGCGGTGATCACCGGCGACCGCGCCCTCGGCGGGGCGGTCGAGTGGGCGCAGCCCGGCGCGCCGTCCTTCGACGATGCCGAGACCGAGGGCGCCGCCGCCGCGCGCGCTGCCTCCGTCCCCGTCACGCTGTCTTTCACCGTCGCCGGCTCGCCGCTGGCCTGACAGGAGCTACACATGCCTCGTGCCATCGGCGCGAATTCGCGCCTGCTCATGATCCCCGAGATCACCTACGGCACCGCGCCCGGCGGCAACTGGCGGCGCGTGCCCTTCCTGTCCTGCAATCTCGGCGCCGAGCAGCCGCTGCTGGATGCCGACGTCATCGGCCTCGGTGGCAATCGCGATCCCGCCGCGCCGTTCTTCGACACCGTCGCAGTCGAGGGGGACGTCGTCGTGCCGGTGGACCTGATCAACATCGGGCACTGGCTGCGCCTGCTGCTCGGCGCGCCCACCACCACCGGCACCAACCCGAACTTCACCCACACCTTCGGCTCCGGCGCGGCAACGCTGCCCTCGCAGGCGATCGAGATCGGCTATCCGGACGTGCCGAGCTACGACGTCTGCGCCGGCGTCCGCGCCGACGCGCTGGAGATCGACTTCTCGCCGACCGGGCCAGCGACCGCCACCATCAAGCTGATCGCCCAGGGCTCGACGCGCTCCGGCTCGTCCTCGGGCGGCACGCCGGTCTCGGCGGCCTACACCGCCTTCAACAAGGCGCAGGGCTCGATTACCCGCGGCGGGTCCGCGCTGGCGCAGGTTACCGGCGCGCGGCTCGCCTACTCGAACAGCGTCGAGGCAGTGCGCACCATCCGTGCGGACCGCAAGATTGAGGGGGCAGATCCCGGCATCGCGCGCGCCACTGGCCAGATCACCGCGCGCTTCGCGGACACCACGCTGCTGACGCAGGCGCAGAACGGCACGGCGGCGGAGTTCGCCTTCGCGTTCACCATCGACGCCAACCGCAGCCTCACCTTCACGCTACACGAGGTCTACCTGGCGCTGGCCAAGACGCCGATCGAGGGACCGGCCGGCGTCGAGGCGAGCTTCGAGTTCCGCGCCGCTTTCAACGCCACAGCGACGCGCATGATGACCGCCGTGCTGAAGAACCAGCAGGCGGGAACGGAGTATGCGTGAGTTTTGTCATTGCAGTAGCAACTGGCATTGAGAAGGGAGCGACTGTCGCGGCCTGGATTCGGACATGAGCGCCGCGCCCGTTCTAGCCCTTCGGCGACACCTTCACTGAGCCCAAGATCTGCCGTCTGCTTGGCTTTACCGACTAGAGCCGTTTCACGCCGACCGGAATCGCGATTGGGGGTTCCGGCGCGGGGCTGATGTGTGATTCATCGGTCTCCGGTGATCGGACCGGAGGCGTGAATGGGTTGGCGATCGGGCCAGGCATATTCGCAGGATCTGCGTGATCGCGTGCTGGCGGCGGTGGATGGTGGACTGCGGGTCCGCGAGGCGGCCGCGCTGTTCCGGGTGAGCGTCTCCTACATCTACAAGGCGCTGGAGCGGCGGGCCGAGACGGGCGAGACGGCGCCCTCGGCGCGCGGCGGCCGGCAGCGCCCGCCGGTGCTGGCGGGCCATGAGGCGGCGCTTCTTGCGCATCTGCGCGCGAACCCCGACGCGACGCTGGCCGAACTGCGGCGCTGGCTGTTCGAGACGCGCGGGGTGAGCATCAGCGTGGGTGCGCTGTGGAACGGCCTGGACCGCATGGGCTGGACGCTCAAAAAAAGTCCCAGCATGCGGCGGAACAGGAGCGCGCCGATGTCGCCGCGGCCCGCACCGCGTGGCGCACCGCCCAGCCCGGCCTGAACCCGGCCCGTCTGGTTTTCCTCGACGAGAGCGGCTTCAGCACCAACATGGCGCGCCGCCAGGGCCGCAGCCCGCGCGGCAAGCGCCTCGTCGCCGCCGTGCCGCATGGCCATTGGAAGACCTCGACCCTGGTCGCCGGGCTGCGCCTGCACGGCATCGTCGCGCCGCTCGTCATCGACCACCCGATGAACGGCATCACCTTCCGCGCCTATGTCGAGCAGCATCTGGCGCCCACACTCTCGCCCGGCGACATCGTCGTCTGCGACAACCTGCAATGCCACAAGGCACCAGGCGTGCGGGCCGCCATCGAGGCGCGCGGCGCCGAGCTCCGCTTCCTGCCGCCCTACTCGCCCGACCTGAACCCGATCGAGCAGGTCTTCGCCAAACTCAAGAACCTCGTCCGCGCCGCCGCTCCACGTCACCTCGAGACCCTCTGGAACACCATCGGCCAGAGCCTCAGCCAATTCTCATCAGCCGAGTGCGCCAACTACATCGCCCACTCCGGATATCCACGCATGATGTGAAACAGCTCTAGCTCCCGTCGGGCGCAGAAAATGGGTTGTCTGTGCAGCGGCCTATTCGTCGATGCGCAGCACTTCGAAACCGATCGCTCCGGTGATTGGGTCAAGCGGCTCGTTGGCGGTGATGACGAACTCGGCCTCGAACGATCGGATGTCGTCGCTGGTAGCGAACGAGATGATGAACGGGTCGAACGCTTCCGTGTGGTGATGCTTCAGTTCGGCTGATGAGAAGTGGACGCGTCGTTCAGCCGGATACACGCGTGTAGAGCGATTCATCCACACCGGTGTGCGAAGGCTAGCAATGTCCAATCCAGCATAGCGCACGATCGCCGCACCTGGTCCCATAGGTCGCAGGGGCGGAGCTTCCGGGGGCTTGGGTTCAGGAGCGAACTTGTCGTCCTCTTCGTAAAGGACGATGCCATCGGGGAAGGTGACATCCACGTCGATGCCTGTGGCGGGCAGGGTGCCTGTATTCTCGAGGACCAGCTCTACCTTGAAGCTCCGCTGAACGAGGCGCACGAAATCCGTCCGCTGCTCGAGAAATCGGGAATAGGATGCGTGGTAGTCGCGGACGTGCGAGTTGTAGCCCTCCGTCTCCTCCTTGGTCCACTGCGAGGGCGGCTTCGTTAGGCCGAGCCCGGCGAAGCGACCCGCCGAGCCGGGCATACGCCCGCTGCCCAGCTGTTCCATCACCGTACGCTGCGGCGGCAGCGGAAGTAGCGGCGTTTCCTTGCGGATTTCGTCGAGCGTCTTTACGCCGAGGCTTTGCACCGCCTGGGTAATCCGCCGCGGTCTCGCAACTTCGCGGCCGATTACGACGCTCAGCTCGGGCGCCCTATTCGTGCGCCGCCCGTCTTCACGCCACGTCGCCTCAGCAGCCTTGAGGCCGGGAACGATCCGTGCCCGGAGCGCTGCCTTCAGCTCCTTCGCTGCTTCAAGCCGCTGCTCTTCGGTCGCGTCTTTGCGCAGCCGATACATGAGGGGAGCTCGCCAGTGGCGGAGGTCGAAGGGAAGATACTTCAGTGCCGCCCCCTCAGCGCCGTTCATCACGAGCACGATTCGCTCGTGCCCCAGCACCTTCATGGCGTAGCCGAGCTCGAGCATGACATTTGGGTTGGGCACCCGCTTGCCAGCCACGGTGGTGGAGATAGGTGTGACGTCCGCCACGAAGACGGCGGCCTCGCGGATCTTGCGGAGGATGGTATCGGCGATCGGCGGTGACCCGCCAACGCCGTGCGTGTCGTGGTCCACCTCGACGCGGCCATCGTCAGCCAACTGCTCCTCGGGCCCGTCGTCGGCGTCCGCCTCCGGCCGTTCGGCGTCCACGGTGTCGTCATTGCCGTTAAGGCTGCGCGCGAGGTCAGCAATGACGCCGCGCACGAAATGGCGGCCGGTGTTCTGCGGTGTATCGCTCTGCCAGGACCAGAAAATCTTCATCAGGCGTGTGTAGAACGCTGCGGAGATATGCGGAAGACCGGCTATTTGCCCGTCGGTTAAGGACGGCAGCGGTCGCTTGCCTCGTTCTTGAGGACCGCTGTATGCGCGCGCCCAGCGTGGAATAGCGGATGTCGCGTCCGGCACGTTGCGGCTCAACCAGCCTGGCACGCTTGTCTATTGGCAGGTCGCGGCTGATCACGTCGGCAGACCTGAGGGTCTGCCGCAGCGTTTCAGCCAACGATCAGCCGGTCAACACGCGGGTTGTTCTGAACCAGCCGACTTGACTGACAGCAGTGTCATTGACCCGCCGGTGACAGCAGGCTGTGTCAGTCGCGCCAACAAGGCTCTGTTCCTGGCGGCGCGGGGTCACCGGGTCGCACGGAGGCGAATTCCGTCCTCATCCGCGGATTTCCCAGATGGAGAACCACATGCTCACACTCGACCTTCCGGCCGAGCCGTACTGGCTCGACCTGCCGCGCGGCGTCCGCGTGGAGATCCGGCCCGTGACCACCGCCGTGATGGCCGCCGCCCAGGCCGCCGCAGCGCGCCGCCTCGCCGCGATCCGCCTCGCCGATCCGGAGCTCGACCCCGACATGTCGCGCGGGCTCTCCTTCGCCTTCCTGGTCAAGGCGCTGGCCCGGCACGCGGTCACGGCCTGGGAAGGCGTCGGCGATAGCTCCGGCAAGCCGCTGCCGCTCTCGCCCGAGGCGGTCGAGCGCCTGATGGACCTCGACGACATCGCCGCAGCCTTCTGGGACCGCGCCACGGCTCCGGTCGCCGCCGTGGCCGCCGAGGGAAACGGCTGAGGGCTCGCGCCGCCTGGCACTTCGGCCGCGGGCCCGAATACTGCCGCGGCTGCGCCACCCTGGGGCGGGACTGCGCCGATGCCTGCCCCTACGCGGCGCACGCCCCGGCCAGCGTCCAGGGGCACGCCTGCTGGGCCGCCGGCACGGCCTGCGCCGGTCCGACGCAGTGCGTCGGACCCATGGCCGGCCTGACCCTCGACACCGCCGGCGCGCTCGCCGCGGCACGCGACCTCGGCGCCGCGGGCTGGGCCGCCGCCGAACTGCTGCTCGCCATCCGCATCGGCATGGCCGAGGGCAGCGCTGCCCGCCGCGAGGGGGAGACGACCTGACATGGCCGACGCCACCCGCCGCGTCTCGGTCCGCCTCTCGCTGGACGACGCCGCCCGGGTCAAGGCCGGGCTGCGCGAGGTCGGCGAGACCGGCCAGCGCTCCTTGGACCAGATCAAGGGCGGCGCCGAGCGCGCCTCGCGCTCGCTGGAACTACTCGACGTCGCCACCCGCGGCATCCAGCTCGCCGGCGTGGCCGTCGCGGCGCGCGCCCTGGTCCAGGCCGGCGACGCGCTCACCCAGAGCCTCTCCCGCCTGCAGAACGCCACCGGGTCCGTCGAGCGCGCTGGCCAAGTCTACGAGGCGCTGTACCGCAACGCGCTGCAGACCGGCGTCGCGGTCGCCGAGAGCGTCGACGCCTTCCAGCGCTTCTCGATCGCCGCGCGCGAGATCGGCGCCACCTCCGACCAGGTGGTCCGCCTCGTCGGCGGCCTGCAGCGCGTCGCCATCGTCTCCGGCGCCTCGACGCAGGAGATCAGCAGCGCGACCCTGCAGCTCGCCCAGGCGCTCGCCTCGGGCGTGCTGCAGGGCGACGAGCTGCGCTCCATTCTCGAGGCCATGCCACTGCTCGCCGAGGGCCTGGCGCGCGAACTCGGCGTCTCCATCGGCGAGCTCCGCAAGCTCGGCTCCGAGGGCAAGCTCACCGCCGAGCGGGTGTTCCCCGCGCTGCTGCGCGCGACCGAGCGCCTCGGCGCCGAGCTCGACCGCGCGCCGCTCTCCCTCGGCCGCGCCTTCGGGCAGCTGACCGCGGCGACCGAGAACTTTCTCGGCCAGCTCGACCGTGCCATCGGCTTGTCCAACGCGCTGGCCCGGGCGCTGTCCGCCGCCGCGCGCGCGGTGGACAGCGTCCGCCAGGGCGCCGGGCTGCGCAGCGAGGAGGAGCGCCTCGCCGGCCTGCGCCGCCAGGCCGAGGCGCTGTCGGCGCAGATCGGCCGGCTGGAGAGCGAAGGCGACGGCCGCGACAGCCTGCGCGCGCCGGTGCGCCGCGGCAGCATCCGCCCGGGCCTAGTCGGCGCCGCCGAGCAGCAGGCCGGCGTCGACAGCCGGGCGCGTCTGGAGGAGCTGCGCCGCGACTACTTCGCCACGCTGGCCGAGATCGACACCGCCGAGCGGGAGTCGCTCAACCGCCGCCTCGAGGAGCAGGAGCGCGCCGGCCAGGCCGCCGCCGACGCCCGCCGCCGCCGCGCCACGCAGGATGTCCAGGAGCTCACCCGCGACCTCGACGACCGCTTCCGGATCAACCGGGAATACGAGGAGCGCGTCCGCCGCCTGCGCGAGGCCGAGGCCGCGGGTGGCGTCACTGCGGCCGAGCGGACCCGCCTCGAGACCCTGGCGCTGCAGGAGCGCGACGAGGCGCTGCGCCGGCTGGAGCCGCGCGTCGCCGCCGTCCAGCGCGCCAGCATCGAAGGTGCGCGGGAGGCGCGCGACGCCGAGCGCCAGCTGAACGACCTGCTGCGCGAGCGCGAGCGGCTGATCCAGGACAACGAGACGGCCTATGAGCGCTACCAGCGCCGGCTGGAGCGGCTGTCCGACCTGGTGCAGCGCGCCGAGCGCGCCGGCCGGCCGATCCCGGACGAGACGATCGGGCGGGAGGCGCAGCGCGCGCTGGAGGATCTGGAGGAGGCCGAGCGCCGGCTGCAGCGCAGCACCGAGGGCACGCGCGAGGCGGCGCGGGAGCTGGGCTTCGCGTTCTCCTCGGCCTTCGAGGACGCGATCGTGCGCGGCGACAAGCTGTCGAAGGTCATGCAGGGCCTGCTGCAGGACATCACTCGCATCATCGCGCGGCGCACCATCACCGAGCCGCTGGGCAACGCCGTCTCGGCCGGCCTCACCAGCCTCGGCGCCGGCAGCTGGTTCGACGGCATCGGCTCCTGGCTCGGTGGCCTGTTCCGGGCCGAGGGCGGGCCGGTCGCCGCCGGCCAGCCCTACATCGTCGGTGAGCGCGGGCCGGAGTGGTTCGTGCCGGACCGCGGCGGCACAGTGCTGCCGAACGGCATGTCACCCGGTGGCCCCGTCATCCAGCAGACCATCAACATCGACGCGCGCGGGGCGGACGCCGGCGTCGAGGCGCGGCTCCGGCTGCTTGCCGGGCAGATCGCGCGCCAGGCCTCGGCGATGACGCTGGATGCCATACGCCGCGGCGGCAGCGCCTACGAGACGGTGCGAGGCTGAGCGCCTCTCAGCGTTGGTATGATCTGCACGTTGCTGCCGGTAACTCTGCGAGGAAACGTCGGACGCTTTCGCCGCAGACAACCGTCCGGTGCCCGATCTTCATCGCGCGCAATCGGCCTTCGCCGATCAAGCGATAGATCGTACTGCGGCCAACACCAATCAGCGGCCCAAGTTCGCTGATCCGATATGCCAGCACCGAGTTCCGCATCGGTGCCGGCGCGCTGTTCGTCTCCATCAGCTTCATCCTCGTGTCTGCCTGCGGCGCGACGATTCGCGCGAGCACCAGCGTCACGAGCCGTCCGGGCCATCCCTTGTCGGCAAGAGGGCATTGCTGTGACCGAATACGCCTGGCCCGAGGCGCTGCGACCCTCGCGGCTGACCTTCTACCTGCAGCACAACACCACGCGCTTCGTCTCGCCGGTCACCCGCGCCACTCAGGTGCTCCGCCGCGAGGGCGCGCGCTGGGCGGCGCAGGCGACCTTCGACCCGCTCGACCGCGTGCGCGCCGGCCGTCTCGAAGGGCTGCTCGCGGCGCTGGCCGGCTCGGTGAACACGGTCCGCATCTGGGACTGGCGGCGCGAGTTCCGCACCGGCGACCCGCGGGTGCAGGGCGACGTACCGACCGGGCCGTTCTCCTACTCGGATGCCACCATCTTCACCGACGGCACCGGCTTCGTGGTCGGATCCGGCAATCCCGCGCTCGCGGCGGGCGCGCCGCGCGGGGCGCTGGCGATCCAGACCGGGGGGTGGTGGCCGAACGGCGTTGCCGTCGGTGCTGGCGACCTGATCGGCCTGGCCGGGCGGCTCTACATCGCGACCGAGACGGTCACCGCCTCCGGCGCCGGCACCGCCACCATCCCGATCGCCCCGCCGCTGCGCGAGACGCTGCTGATCAACCAGCCGCTGGTGCTCACCAAGCCCACCGTCGCCATGCGCCTGGTCTCCGACGACGAGGCAGCCAACCCGACGCGACCGGGACGCTTCACCGCGATCACCATCCGCCTGGAGGAAGCATTGTGATGTCCGACACGCACGGCACGCCGCGGTTGTCGCCGCATGCCGCGGCCTCCGCCACCTCGCCGGTTGCCGCGCCCGTCGTGCTGGTCGAGCTCGACTTCGCCTCCGGCCCCTTCCGCGCCTGGACCGGACTCGGCCAGCTGAACTGGGCGGGGAAGGTGTTCGAGGGCATGGGCTCGATCGGCGCGGTCGGCGAGGTCGAGGAGACGGTCGAGCTGCGCGCCGTGCGGCTGACCCTGGCGCTCTCGCCGGTGCCGCAGGAGGTGGTGGACATCGCGCTCGCCGAGCGCAGCTTCCGGCTGCGCCCGGCCCGGCTCTGGGGCGCGCTTCTCGACGCGGAGGGCGCCTTCGTCGCAGACCCGTTCCCGCTCTGGGCGGGGCTGATGGACACGATGGAAGTGACCGACGGCGCCGAGCCGCGCGTCGCGCTCACCTGCGAGAGCCGGCTCGTCGACCTCGAGCGCGCCGAGGTGCGCCGCTACACCGACGCCGACCAGCAGGCCGAGTATCCGGGCGACCGCTTCTTCGAGTACGTCCCCGCCCTGCAGGAGGCGGAGATCCGTCTCCCCGCGCAGTGACGCGGCGGCCGGACTGGGCGGTGCGTCTGGCAGCCCTGCTGTCAGCGGTCGAGACGCGCCCCTTCGACGCCCATCGCTGGAACTGCGGGCGCTTCGCGCTGGCCGCGGTGGAGGCGGTGACAGGGGAAAGGCCCGCCTTCCGGGTCTTGCCCGATCTGGCCGCCTCCGCTGACACCGCCGGCTTCCCGCGCGAGGCGCCGCGGCGGGCCCGCATGGGCGACATTGTCCTCGCGCCCGATCCCGACCGTCTCGGCGTGGTGCTGGACGCTGGTCGCGTCGCCTTCGTTGGCCCGCGCGGGCTGCTGCGCGCGCCGATCACCCTCTGCACCACCGCCTGGAGGATCGGCTGACATGCCCGCCGCCGTTCCCTTGATCGCCGTCGTCGCGGGCGGCGTCGCCTCGGCCGCGGTCGGCGGCGGCATCATCGGCGCGATCGTCGGCGCCGGCGCCGCCTTCGTCGTCTCGACCATCGGCGCCTCGGTGTTCCCGGCCAAGCGGCCAACCGCCCCGACGCCTTCGGCCTCGCTGCGCCCCGGCGACGATCCCACCGCGCCCGGCGCCGGCCGCACGCAGTCCTTCCGGCAGCCGATCACCGAGCACCAGATCGTCTTCGGCCGCTGCAAGGTCGGCGGGCCGATTGTCTTCATCCACTCTGCCACCGACGACGCCGGCCGCGCCGATGGTTGGTTCTACGCCGTCGTCGTGCTCGCCGCGCACCGCGTCCGCGCCATCGGCGAAGTCTGGCTCGGCGACACGCTGGCCACCGACGCGAAGTTCGCCGGGCTGGTCCGGATCGACCGCCACCTCGGCGATCCGGACCAGGCCGCGAACGCCAACCTGATCGCCGAGACCGGGGGCAAGTGGAGCTCGGAGCACCGCGGACGCGGCCGCGCCTATGTCGCCGTCCGCCTCAAGATCACCGCCGAGGCCTTCCCCTCCGGGCCGCCGAACATCGCCGCCCTCGTCGAAGGCGCCGACACCATCCTGGATCCGCGCACCGGCGCGACCGGCTGGTCCGACAACCCGGCGCTCTGCCTCGCCTGGTACCTGACCGCACCGTTCGGCTGGAAGGCCTCCTGGGACGACATCGACATCCCCGCCCTCATCGCCGCGGCCAACATCTGCGACGAGCTGATCGGCACCCGGGCGGGGGTCACCGAGCGACGCTACACCGTGAACGGCCGCGTCTCGCTCGGCGAGGGCAAGATCGCCATCACCCGCAAGCTCGTCGCCGCCATGGCCGGGGCGCTGGTGGTCTCGGGCGGGCGGTTCTTCATCCATGCCGGCGGGCCGGCGCTGCCGGCGGCGACGCTGACCTCGGATGATCTCCGGGGCGACGTGACCATCCAGGGCAGCCGGCCGCGGCGGGATCTCTTCAACGGGGTGCGGGCCGTTTACGTTGACCCCGCCAAGAACTGGCAGCCGACCGACGCGCCGCCGTTGCTCGCCTCGAACTACGTCGCCGAGGACGGCGGCGAGCAGATCTACCGCGACCTGGAGTACCCGCTGACCACCTCCGTCGCGACGGTGCAGCGGCTGATGAAGGCCGAGCTGGAGCGCATCCGCCGCCAGCGCGAGGTGGCCTTCCCGGCCAACCTCTCGGCGCTGCGGCTGCGCCCCTGGGACGGCGTGACGGTCGCCCTTGACCGGGTCGGGCCGTTCCCGGCGCGGGTGACCGGCTGGCGGCTGTCGCCGGATGGCGGCGTGGACCTCACCCTCTCCGAGGAGGACCCCGCGGTGTGGGACTGGAACCCGGCGGTGGACGAGCGCGCCGCCGGCGACAGCCCCTCGGTGGTGCTGCCGAACCCGGGGGTGATCGCCGCGCCGGCCAGCATCAGCGTGGACACGCCGACGGGCAGCGCCTTCGCCGCCCTCGGCGTCTCCTGGTCCGCGGTCGGCAGCGCCTACCTGGCCGGCTACGAGCTCGAGTTCCGCCCGGCCACGGTCGCGGTCTGGCAGGGCTACGGCGGCGCCCTGGGCGCGACGGCAGCGTCGATCCCCACCGCGGAGCCGACCGCCTTCCGGGCGCGCGCGGTGGCGCGCAGCGGGGCGGTGTCGGGCTGGCGCGAGGCGGCGATCCCCGGCACCGTGACCGCGCCCGCCGCGCTCGGCATCACCGGCGGCGTGCGGCTTTCGGGCGGCTTCCCGGCCGACGCCGTGCGGCTGCAGGTGTTCGAGGCCAGCAGCGCCAGCCTCGCCGCCGCGCAAAAACTCGCGACGGAGCCCACCGCACTGCCTTGGGATCGCACCGGCCTGACCACCGGCCAGGCCCGCTGGTACTGGCTCCGGGCCGTCTCCGCCGAGGGCAACGTCTCGGCCCTCGCCGGGCCCGTCACCGCCACCGCACTGTAGGAGGGGACATGGCCGCCCGCATCGACGACCTGATGGTCCTCGGCCAGAACATCTCCAAGACCGACCTGGCGAAGTACCTCCGCGATCGCGAGGCGGTGCTGCCGCGCGACTTCGGCGGCCTCGGCGACGGCGCCGCCAACGACCGCGCTGCCATCCAGGCCTGCTTCGACCGCGCCGCCGCCGACGGGAAGTTCGCCGTCATCCCGCCCGGCACCTGGAACGTCGACGCCGGCGTCACCCTCGGCGGCGGCGCCCGCGGGCTGATCATGCAGGGAGTGATCCAGTACACCGGCGCGGCGAACGCGCCGGCCACCGTGCTGACGCTGGGCGATGGCGGCACCACCCGCAATGGCGAGAAGCTCTACCTCAACCTGCAGGTCACGCGGCAGATCCAGTCCGACTGGCTGAGCGAGGCGGACATTGGCACCCTCGCCCGCAACCTCGACTCCTCGCTGCTCGACCTGCGCCTGGTCTCGGGCTTTACGATCGGGCTGCGCACCCTCGGCGACGGCCCCGGCTTCGAGGAGACCGCGCTGATCCTCGGCCGCATCCTGAACAACCGCTACGGGCTCGACGCGCACTGCGCCACCGCCACGGCCTGGAA